GTTGGATGGAAAGGCCTTACAGCAGTTTACAACAGTCTCAAAACTTGTGTTACTGGCAAGACCGAATGGAGATGTCCTGCGTGCTCTTATTTACATTCTTTCACAAAGGAGCAGCGTAGGTGTTTTCTTACCTCAGACTATAAGTACTGTCCTAACTGTCGGACTAAGTACGCTCTCACACATGAAGGAGAGCTGTTGTCTACTCATAGATTGTGCCAGCAAACACAAGTTTGGCAAGATGAAACGTTCAATAATCTCGCGCAACGGGATGTGAAATGTCCTCTTGCTGAGAACCAATCACCAACTGAGATGGCTGAAAACGACCCAGCGTGGAGGTCCAGTAAGAACGGAACTGTGCGATCTGCTGTATGGAAAAGTAGGGCAAAAACAAATCCAAACAAGTACGCTCCCCCACTACTTGATGCAGGCGTACCACTTAGCTTCTCTGATAAATGGGAAGAAAATTGGGAAGCTCCAGGCGATGATTGGGAACTTCAAGGGAAACAAGATCACTATCATACAGTCCTCAAGTCTATTAAGGAAAACATGTGCAAAGTTTCTGGACTTTATCAGACAAAGGCAATGTTCTTGCGTACAAAGTATGTCATATACCCATGGCATGCTCATGAAGACACAGGGATGACTGTTTTTGCTGATGGCAAGTACTGGGATCTACTTCCAGTGTATGGAGACCCTAATGCTGATATCGCAATTTCTAAAGTTGTCGATAAGCGCTTCCCTCCGAGGAGGGATATTACTAAATACATGTTGCCTGCTTCTGAGATTGACAAAGTTGCCTCAGGAATGATTGTCATATATGATGACCATGGGTATGATTCTATCAGTGGTTCTCTGCGCTTCGTTCAGGAGTGTCACTCTCATTACTTTGATTCCACAAACCAAAAAGTAAGCCAGAATCTCCTTTCCTTAAGCTCTGTCTCCATGGCTACTGGAGGGCTACATCCTGAAGTCGGCGATTGTGGAAATCCATATATTGCTATGAATGGAAAAGCACAATGCCTTGTCGGCTATCACATTTCATATTCACACCATACCTCAACTGCGTATGCTGCTGCTTTAATTAAAGAAAATATAACTGATATCCTAGCTGACTATGAGTCAAGAACATTCCAAGCAGGTGAAAAGAACGTCACATCTATGCGTATGCCCTTTGGGCATTACTATGCTACTGACGACGTGACAACATACCTCAATACTATTAGACCTGAGGAAGGCAATGTCATTCTCCCTGAGAACAGATGTGCTTCCCTTGGAAAAGGTCCGCGGACTATATTTCCTCGGAAGAATAGCATGTACAGCAAGACTCCTTTCAGTAACCATATTCTTGAGAAACTCCCTGTTGAAAAGATACCTGTGTCTTCAGGTTTGAAACACATAGTTGACTTCTCAGATATCCATAAGAACAGGAAGGGGCAGTATTGTGTATTGACTACACAAATGGCTTCATGTACGTCTGAATTTCGCGCTGATGTTTCTGTTCTTGAGCATGCTGAACAGCTCGTCACAACCATGATGCAAGCATACTATGGGAAGGACCATCGTATGCTAAACCAACATGAAGTACTGAATGGTATTGATGGCATTAGTCCTATCACTTTAGACACAGGTGCTGGCATCATTTGTGAGAAAGCTCACAAAGTCATGATGAAGAGAGATGCTATAGCGTTCAAAGAGACATATCACTTTCGTGACAATGAAAAAGGAAACGCTGTTCGCTCAAGATTTAAGCATGACGTTGAAATGTTCAAGAAAGGTCAACCTCCCGTATACCTTTTCAAAGCTGAACTGAAAAGTGAGTGCCTTGCAATTGAAAAAGCAAAGAAAGGGAAGATGCGCTTGTTCAACAACGCTGGAACTGAACTCATTCTCATTGAAAGGAAGATGTCTGGACATATTGCTTCTTCTGTTTGCAGCAAATCAGGACCCATATTCATAGGTAAGGACCCTTTGCTGCATTTCAATGAATACTTGAAACACTTACTATTCACTCATCATCTTGACATTGATGTCAAGAGATGGGACAAGAGTGTTCTGCCTGCCTTCATTGCTAGGTCCTTACGTGTGTTGTCCAAGATGCACGCTGATCCAGAAGCAGAGACATGGTACACCACTCTCTTCAAGGTTATTGGTTACCCTATTGTTCAGTTTGATGAGACTCTCGCACAATTAGTAGGAACAATCCCTAGTGGCATGTATCATACCGCCCTCCTAGGGAGTGTATGCCATATGATTATCTGCACTTACGCTCTTCTGAAGTCCCTACCTGAGGGTACAAACCCTTTTCATGGTGGTTACTTTATGACATGTGCGGATGATTTAGTCTACCTTCATGATGGCAAAGACATTAATGTCACGAAGTTCACAGCTGCTTACAAGGAATGTGGTATTGAAATACAGCACCCTGATAAGATCGGTGGCACAATTCAATCTCTTCCCGCTACCAGCCCTATATTATTCTGCAGTAGAATAATACGCAAGGAAGAAGGGAGATGGTTTCCAGCTCTGACATGGACCAGTCTTACAAACTGTCTGCATTTCACTAAGGAAAAAGGTGAAATGGGGCTTGAAAATCTCCTTGCTGTTGTCAGATGTGAGTCATATGTTCTTGAAAAGAAAGACTATGACAGAATCACGGACATTCTTTTTGATATCTATGTTTTTCTAAAGAAACATGACATTGCTGCTTCTCTTGTGCC